GTACTGGTCTTCATACAGGACTGAGGGTGGCGTTGAGAGAGGGGTTGCAAACGAGACCATAGATGGACAGCACTACATTGATGATGCTGCCCCATTCGTTGTATACAAAAACAGGGTTCCTGCCAATAGGATTGTAGTAAAGACACAAACAAACGTAGGAAGCATAGACCTAGGGCCATTTAAAAACTCAACAGAAACCTTTGATGACCCATTGTTTGGATTTCAGAATCAAACCACACCGTCAGAGTGGAAGGTTCAATACCTACACAATGACAATTGGACAGATGCAATAAGCTTTACGGCATCTTCATTAAGGAGAAATGGTGAGCCGATACTGGGCCCAGACGGATACCTAGAAATATACTACGGGCTATCTATTCCTGACGAATATTACGGCATCTTTAATTACGAAAAAGAAATCTCTTCGACCTCCTTGCTTCCAGGAACAGACGGCCTGCCAAACGGAACAGCCTTTCTTGTAAGGGCCCAGGAGAATGATCGGGGTACTCTTCATATTATTGTTGATGGGGAATACGAGTCTTTCTCGGCAGAGTACGGATGGAATATTTTAGACGAAATTACTCGATCTGTGGGCTTTGTTACAGACCTAACGTCTCCACCTTCTTTAGTTGATATAAACAACGAAGGAACCATCTATAGGGAGTTTCAGTACATCTCTGGCCTTCGAGTTGTAGCTAAAAAAATGAATGTCTTTGATTCGACCTTTGACCTTATTGAGCTATCTCCAAGGTTGGCCGTGGACTTGTCAGAAAAGACAACGGCCTTTAGTCTGAAAAAGTCTGCCTCAGACCTTGGAGTCAGCGGTATGCCAGTAGGACAATTGCTTGCCTCAACAGGGACTCTTTCTCTTTTCGACTTTGACCAAGCATTCTTTAAGGAAAACAATAACAGTATCATAAAAGACTACACGTCTCAAAACATTCAAATAAAAACTTATGAGATAGTGGTTGGGGTAAACGGCCTGGACTTCTTTGTTCCGATTAAGACTATGTACTCTGAGGGATTCCCCGACATAAATAACAAGGACCGATCAGCAACGATATCTCTAAGGGACATGTTCCTTTATCTTGAGTCTAGTCCTGCCCCCCAGATGTTGATTCAAGATGCCTCGCTGAGTCAAGCAGTATCTATGCTACTCGACTCTTCGGGATTTTCAAACTACGTCTTTAGGAGAAACGCCGAGGAGCCAGAAGAGGTCATCCCATACTTTTATATTGCGCCAGATAAAACGGTAGCGGAAATCTTGAATGACTTGGCCAGGTCCACTCAATCATCCATGTTCTTTGATGAGTATAACAACTTTGTCGTAATGAGCAAAGGGTACATGATGCCCACGCTAGAAGAACGTCCCACGGACATTATCCTTTCAGGAACAAAGAATGTCTCAGATACTGGGGTAGTGAAGAACAATCCTACAACAGATAACTTAACTAACATTGTAAGCATATCCTCACAAGACAACAAGATCTTCAATGACGGAACCATAACCTATTCAACACGATACATTCAGAGGTCCTACTCTTCTATCAAGCAGGCGAGCCTTCTGGATAGGGACAAGACTTGGATTTATAAGCCTGCTCTGCTTTGGGAGGTCTCTGCTACAGACAACGTTCGTTCAGTGAACGAGGAGGTTGGAGAGCAGTCGGCCTATGTTCTTGGTGCTGTACCCATTAATTCAGATCTATCAGAACAGATCCCCTTTGTAGAAAATCATCAAATACAAAACAACGTTATTGATTTTGGAGAAGGCGTTTACTGGATGACTCGGTATAATGGATACTTCTATGCCAACGGAGAGATCTTGAAGTATGATGCCGTTCAGTACAATATCCCAGGACTCAGTTTGGCAGAGCTTCTTTCAGGCTCTTCTGATGGAGACAACGTCTGGATTAGTAGCGTCAAAGAGTATCAAAACTATTTCTCAAAGGTTCCCTTTAATGGAAAGATTTATCCAACGGGATTGGTTAGAATATATTCGGAGCCAAACTACGAATCGAATGACGGAGTCTTTAGGCTTGCTAACGGAGAAGTCTCAAAACACGGAAGAGGCAAGTTTGGAACGGACATTGTTTACCATAGCGCGGGAGTGAGTGATTACTGGCAGTCAGACGACAATGTTCGTGGACTAACGATGGATTCCAAGTATCTATTTAGAAAAAATCAGACGCTACCCGAAACTTCTATAGGCGCCGCGGGGATTAGCAATGTTCGAGCAAAAGAGACTACCAGAACAGATCTGATAAAAAACTTCTTCGCAACCCAAAACGCAACCGAAATCCCTAGGATACAGACATACCCCGCAACGGTTCAGTCCTCAGCTCTTATTATGAATGGAAGCTTTGCTTCGTCATCATCCCCCGCAATCGATTTTGTAACATACATTAGCAAGCCACTGGAGAATAGGTTTAGACATTTTGGGACCAGGGTCAGAATTGTTGGTAAGATTGAAAATAGCGAAATACGCGGCCAGACCCCCTTGGGTTCCATGACTTACTTTACGACCACAGATACTCGGTCTGACCAAGATGTGACCATCGCGGGTGGATCCGCTGGGCTAGGCCTTCTCGTTAATCCAGAAACAAATAATGGTTACTACTTTGAGATCGCAGCCTTGACAGCAGCAAACATCACAAGCTATGAGTCAGAGCAGAACGTAAACAACCTATTCTTCTATAAGGTAAAAAAAGATTCTTCTCAATCGTCTCCTACAGCCTCAGCCATTCCTGTTCCACTCTGGAGCGGTATTGGAAATATCCTGGTTGATAGCGGAAACTTTGCGGGACAATCAAGAATGAACGCAGACGAAAACACTACGGTCTACGACCTCGCCGTGGAGTATGAAGACAGAGGGACAACGAGAAGGTTCTATCTTTACATAAACAACGTCATTGTAGCTATTGTGGACGACGAAGATCCTCTACCAGCCTATAACAATGTCGCTCTGTTTTCCAGGGGATCCACAAAATCCATGTTTGAGAATATCTACGCTCTTACAGAAAACTACAGCCAGAATGCAACCTTTTCTCTAGAAGCTCCCGCGCGAGCGGCCTTCGGTGACGACGAGATTAATGCCAACAAGGCCTTTCAGAAGTATGCCATGAGTGGTCTAATTCAGTCTACATACCTTTCTGGGATAGGAACCTCCGAGCCTCCCAAGTACAATATTTATTTTGAAGAGTTTGGAACAATCATGAGAGAGGCCGCTTACTTTAATGTCAGATATGACAAGGCCTATCCAGCACTTTCTGCAAAGATTTCTCCAACGTTCAACAGGCTCAAGGGATATACGGTGTCTGGGTTTAGGGCTGGATCTTATGGGGCAGAGTTCTTAGTCTTTAACTCCACAGATACAGCTTTGACTCTAGACTCTACTAGCGGAAACTATTTAAGAATTCAAGGAGTAACCTTTACCCAGCAGTCTAATAACGAGCTCACAGTAGACGAATACTTTGAGAGAGTTAGTGACATGTCCGATCCTCAATTTTCGGGGGACGTGGTGATTCATCCCCCAGGAAAATTTAAAGAAGACTACCGAGACATAAAGCTAAGTAGACTAACAGAGGGGCGTTCAGGCTTCTCAATTAACGCTCCTTATATTCAGAACAAAGACTCCGCAGATAGTCTAATGCTTTGGCTAACACAGAGGATCATGAAGCCACGAAAGTCCGTAGGCATCGATGTGTTCGGAATGCCAATTCTACAGCTAGGGGATATCGTCCAGATTGATTACAAGAACGAGAACGGCGTTGATGAGGTGGCCCCAGAAGACTCTAGATTTGTGGTATATTATATTGACTATGACCGCGGGGCAGATGGCCCCAGCATGTCCGCATACCTAAGTGAGGTTGTATAATGTCAGAGGGCGTTAGTGCTACTCCAGACGTTCCGGCTATCCAGCACACAGATACCAACCAGCCAAACTCGGGAATAAAGATTGCAACTCCAGATATTATTCAGTTTAACGAATCTGCCCTGCCCGTAGACGCAATGACAAACCTATTGTTCGAAGACATTGGGGGACAGGAAATTCTAAACATTTCCCACAGAGATATCGTAAATGGACAAGACGTAATGTACAACCTTGTTGGTAACTTAAAAGACATAGAACTTAGATATAACTCTAAAAACATCTTTAGTCTTCCTGAAACAATTGAAACATACTTCAAAAACTTCTCTATTCGTTTAGCCATTCATGTTCCAGAAGAAGGAACTGGTCCTGACGGCCAAAGAATGTATATTCTTGAAGAGGACTCTCGATCCGCGGGCAGAGGAGATCTGATCCTCGACGTAACCAATATGGAGAAAAATGAACGGGTAGATATCGAGATCCTAAAAAGAGGGGCCGTGTTTGGTGATACAATGTATATGGAGGAATCTTGATAACTAATACCGGAAAAACAATTTTAGCTAAATACCTTATTGGCCAGGCACCCGCCTACGCCTCACATATCGCTTTGGGTGTAGGGGCCAGACCACTAGAGGAAGTAGACGACTTTGCTGACTATTCAGAAAAGCAAAAGCTAGACTTTGAGGTTTTGAGAATCCCCATTAGCTCAAGAGGATATGTTTACGATGATGCGGGCGCGGCAAACATTGTCTTTGCGGCAGAGCTACCAGGAGACCAGAGATACCTTTTTACCGAGGTGGGGGTATTCTCTGCAAAATCTAATCCTGCGGCAGGAACCCAAGACAGTAAAATGATCTACACCTTTTCTGAATCCGAGAACTGGGAGTACCACGACGACGTCACAGCCTCAGGACTTAGCACCATAGTTTCACCATTGAATGGTGAGATTGAGGGAAGCGTTATTAACCCTCTAGACCTACTGTCTGAACCCATTCCTGCGTTCAGAACCAACTCAGACAACTCAGCCTTCAACAGTGATGCCAGAAGTACTAAGTTTGAGCTCCCCAGGTTCCTAGACAGAACCTTAATGGTTGCTGGAAATATGTCATTTTTGGAATACAATGGGACAAACCTTGTGGTTAAGACGGCTGATGTTGGAGAGTATTGGGCCAATCATATTCACCTTACAGGGATTTCTCCCAATTTTAACAAAAATTCTGCGGAAGATCGTTTACAGCTGGCCTTCTCTATCATGAACAAAAGCTTTGAGCAGACCACAACTATTAGCGAAGTTAGAATTCTTATTGAATTTGCCTCTAGTGACAACCCCGACCCAGAGAACTTTGCAAGATTTGAGGCAAGGATTGCCCCTGGCCAGGTGGAGGACGTGCTATCTTCCGCCGTCGATTTTAACTCAAATAGATACTATGTTGCTACAAAATCTATAGGAGATCTAGCTAAGAGCCCCGCGTTCACATGGAATACAATTAATAATCTAAAGATTTATGCATCCATCATAGCTTCCTACGCCATTACTGCCGAAGAGATCGTTAGCAATGTTGCCACAATAACGCTCGACCAATCACACGGACTATCTGTGGGAGATCTTGTCGAGATTGACGGACTAGGAGCTCCTTATGATGGAGAGATAAAAGTTACATCGGTTACTGATGATGGCGATCTCTCTGATTACTCTGTATCTTTTGATCTCGTAGACGCAGACCAGTCCTCCACCGCCTCAGGAACCGCGTCAGCGCCCTCTAACAGATTCTACCTCTCCCTAGATGGGTTTAGACTAGAGAACCTTACCTCGCAAAACCCTCTCTACGGAATGACGGGGTATTCAGTCATTCGAACTGATACTGGCCAGCCTATCACAAAAGAACCCGACACCTCAAACATTGTAGAATTTAGATATGGAATGGACGTGGCTTAATGCCTAGAGGACAACAGAAGGTTATCTTTGCAAAGGAAGACCTCCCCCCAGTAGGTAAGTTGTCTGATGGTTCGTATGGGTATGTTGCTAGATATCGAATCATATCTGAGGACCAGAATAGATATTCTTCCTGGGCGCCAATAAGAGAATTGCCAGTACCAGAGCCAATCCTGGGGTCAGGCGCTGTGGTTGCCAATGGAAGCATTGTACAGGTGGCCTGGGGTGACTCAGAAAAGAGCCCTAGCTACGATGTATTTATTAAGTCTGATAGCAATGACTACGTTTACCACGGAACAACCACTAACCATAACTACTCGTTTCTTGCGGAATATGAAACAAGCACCGTCACCGTGGCGATACAGATAGAAAGCATTGAAAAGGAACGGGCAGATTTTATCACTATCTTCGAAAGTCCAGAGACGGACCTGGTATAATTAATTATGTCAAAAATACCACTACCAGAACGAGGCCAGCCAGTAGATACGTCCTACATCTATCAAATAGCCAACGCTGTCAATGAGCTAGCTACACAGCTATCTCCCACAACGGGGAGATACACATCAATCGACACCGCCGCAGCCCAGACGCAAAACGTTAGAACCTCAGATGCCAGGATTGTTGGAGGGTACGTAGCTGTTTCGAACAACTCTTCAACCAGCCCCGATGGTGAGGGTAGCTTTAGCTACAACTATAGCGACTTCGCTTATGCCCCTATCGTAACGGCCACGCCCATACTCATCGAAGGTACAGCCACAGAGTCTGGTAAAGACATTGTAGTTGTTTTAACAAAAGTCACAAACAACAGGGTCGAGGGAATCGTTAGGTTCAACACTATCGGCGTTGCCTCAGTAGGTATTAATCTTTTAATT